ATATAAAAGAATTACAGAAACAGCTGCAAAACGCATATATACGTATCAAGGAATTAACCAACGATACAAAACAAATGGAACTTTTTTGATGCCAACTTACAAATTTCATGATAAAACAACAGGTGAAGAGTGGGAAGATTTTCTTACTATGGGTGAACGAGAGGAGTTTCTTATAGACAACAAACACATCAGGCAAGTACCTGTACCGTTTGCTTATACAGGAGATCATATCATGGGCGTAGGCCCAAAGACTGATGCTGGATTTGAAGATAGAATGTCACAAATTGCAGATGCTCATCCTGGCAGCCCTCTTGCATCTAGGTATAAGAGTAATGAAACTCATGCACAGATTAACGCAAGGAATGTGGTAGAGAAACATAAAAAGAAAAGGCCAATAGTTTCTTGATTTAATTTCATTTTCTTAACTACATTTTAACCCCTTGTATGGTATACTAATAGAATAGGAAATCATACAAGGAAGATAAATGAAAAAGAAACCAGTTATATTGGTAGATGTTAAGATAAAAATACCATCTTGGTATTGCTTAAAATATGAAAAGTCTCATAAAAAAGTAGAACCAGATATTAAATTAGTTAATGAAATTAAAATAGATATGACAATATGACGTATAAGTAATATGGTACAGGCGAGAAATACCAAACTTCAGCACCGATGCACAGCATTGACGCAAGCTGGGAAGTCCCTCCGCCTATGTACCAGAGAGGGGGTAGCGCTGCTCCCTCTCACTTTTTAGGAAAGAACAATAGTATGTCAACAAAGAAAAATAAAGAAATTAATAATAATAATTTGGTTGCAGTAAAACCAATTACCGATAGCCAAAAATCAGTTTTTGCATCTTGGAAGAAAGATAAAAACCAATTTCTTTTTGGTTGTGCTGGTACAGGTAAGACCTTTGTATCATTGTATCTAGCACTACAAGATATTTTTGATTTAAAAACAAAATATGACAGAGTGGTATTAGTTCGCTCTCTTATTCCTACCAGAGAGATTGGTTTTCTGCCAGGCGATGAAGAAGATAAATCTGCACTGTATCAAGTGCCTTATCAGAACATGGTACAATTCATGTTTGAAATGCCTAACGAACAACAGTTCAATTCTCTATATGATAGGTTAAAAGCACAGGGCTCATTGTATTTTCTGTCAACTTCATTCCTACGGGGATTGACATTTGACAATAGTATTATTATTGTAGATGAATGTCAGAATATGAATTTTCATGAGCTAGATACAATCATCACAAGAGTTGGTCAAGATTCTAAAATTGTATTTTGTGGTGATTTCGCTCAGTCTGATTTACAAAAGACAAATGAGAAAAATGGTTTACACGACTTTCTACGTATCTTAGAAGAGATGGAAGAATTTAATTGTACAGAATTTACCATAGGCGACATTGTTCGCTCTGGTTTTGTTCGTAGTTATCTTATTAACAAGACCAAACTAGGAATAGGAATTGAATAATGGATGTAGATAAGTTACGCAAACAGCTAGAATTAGATGAGGGTGTTAAGTATGAAGTATACAACGATCATCTTGGTTATGCTACTTTTGGTGTGGGTCATCTGGTACTTGAGTCAGACCCAGAACACGGCTCTGAGCTTGGGACTTCAATCAGTGAGTCCAGAGTCATTGAAGCCTTCGAGCAGGATTGCGAAAACGTCTTGCGAGACTGCAACATCCTATACGAAAACTTTGATGATTTGCCAGAAGAGGTTCAACAAATAATTGCAAACATGATGTTCAACATGGGCCGCCCTCGTTTGAGTAAGTTCAAAGGAATGAAACGTGGAGTAGATGCCAAAGATTGGAACGCTGCCGCAGATGAGATGGTTGACAGCTCTTGGTATAGACAAGTAACAAATCGTGCAGAACGATTAGTTGAACGTATGAGAACCGTGTGAAGTATACTCAATCACAGTGGGATAGAGAAATAGGTTGGGGTAATGTTCCACCAGAATATTCCTATGAGTATTATGCTACTCATAGAAACAATATTTGGAATTCTTGGAATACATTATACAACATTGTAAATGTTAAAGTGACATATAATATGGAAGAAGTTAATAATGAATTATAATCATGTACCAGTTGAGCTAAAAGAGTTGACAACTGAAACGATAAATCGAAAAAGGTTTTACGTAACACCAGAGGGAAATAAGTATCCTTCTATAACTACTGTTCTATCAGTCCGTAATAAGAAAGGATTGTTTGAGTGGCGCAAACGTGTTGGTGAGAGTGTTGCAAACCATATCGCAAGAACTGCAGCTGCAAGAGGTACGAAGGTTCACCATATGTGTGAAGACTACCTCAATAATATGCACAGTGAAGCGCCTGAAAAGTTCGCAGAACATACAAAACATTTTCTTCCTTGGTGCTTATTCAAAAGACTAAGAAGAGGAGTGTTGTGTAATATAGATAACATCCATGCACAAGAAGCAGGGCTCTATAGTGATAAATACAAGGTAGCTGGTCGAGTCGATTGTATTGCAGAATATAAGGGCACTCTATCAATTATTGATTTTAAAACATCTACCAAAGAACGAACTGAGGCTTGGAATGAAAACTACTATATCCAAGGTTCAGCGTATGCCGAAATGTTTGGTGAAAGAACAGGAATTGAAATAAATCAAGTAGTCATTCTTGTGGTAACTGAGGATGGCACTGTTCAAGAATTTATAAAGGATAAGGAAGAGTATCTTCCTATGTTGAAAGAAACAGTTACCGAATGGAGTGTACAAAATGAAACATCTATCAATGTTGGTGGCGATGTTTCTAATAGTGGGTTGTCAAACAACGCAATCGTCTGATACAGAAACAAAGTTAGAAGTCGTTAAAAATAAAATTACATCAGTAAACCCTTTTAAGGATAACGAAATATCATCTGAGCAACTTGTTACTAGCAGTAAACCTATCGTGTGTGGAAGAGCAGATGCTATTCTAAACAGTATGTATACTAAATATCGTGAGGTTCCTATATTTTTAGGAGAAAGTAAAGCAACACATCCAAATACAGGTAATAACCTTACTCCAATGGTTACAATTACATACAATAATGAAACTGGAAGTTTTACAGTATTTGAACAAATGCCATTAGAAGAAAGACTTTTGTGTATATTAGTAGTAGGTGTTGGAAAATTTAAAGATATGACAAAGGGAACATCTTTATAAAAAAAGTACTTGACAATTAGGCTAAAGTGTGGTATAAATATAGTTACAGTTCGATGAAACAGATTGAAAAATAGGCTGGACTTGGGGGCAGTGCCCAACGCCTCCACCATAAGTTCATATTGTAGGTCAAAGTGAATTTATGATGGGGGCGAAACAGGATCGACAGGTGTTGATTAGAGAAGTGGAGAATTGTCGGATGACTCCGTTATTGGTCAAAAAACTAAACGCAAACGATAACTTTGCACATGAAGATTATGCACTAGCTGCATAATTTTTCGGGGTTCGGTGGGTTCCTTGCAACAGAATACCCACCACTTTATTTAAGTGACGGCAACCTATTGCTATATCGACACTTAATGAGTTTGGTAGTTCTCTTTATAGGACTAAAAACTACCATTTAAAAGTTGGAATGTTTCCAACTTATTTGTAATGTTAAGGAAAACATTTAAATGACTACTACCACTACCCAGGCAGCTAAGGTTGCCACCGCACTTGAAAATGGTGCAGAACTAACCGCTAAACAGATTACATCACGTTATGGTGTTAAGAATGTTCGTGCTGTTATTAGTAAACTTCGTTCAGAAGGGTTTTCAATCTATCTGAACAAGCGTGTATCGTCTTTTGACGGTGAATCATATATGAAGTATATGGTTGGTACACCAACACGAGCAGTTGTTGCTGCTGGTTATGCAGCACTACGCACAGCGTAATGTTTAATGTGTGGTGACATAATACACCCGTGGGGGGTCATGGTTAGCCCCCCAACTTTTAAAGGAATAAAAAATGGCATACAGTAATAAGTTATTAGATCACTATGAAAATCCACGTAATGTTGGGTCTTTAGATAAGAATGAAGATAACGTAGGTACTGGCCTAGTTGGTGCGCCTGCTTGCGGTGACGTTATGAAACTACAAATCCAAGTTGATGATGGTGGAGTAATTGAAGATGCGTGTTTTAAGACCTTTGGTTGTGGCTCAGCTATTGCAAGCTCGAGTTTAGTTACCGAATGGATTAAAGGCAAAACATTGGACGAAGCCAATGAGATTAAAAATACAGATATTGCTAAAGAATTAGCACTGCCTCCAGTTAAGATACATTGCAGTATCCTAGCAGAAGACGCAATCAAAGCAGCAGTTGCTGATTATAAAACTAAAAGAAGTGAATTGAACAAATAGGATTATTGATGAATACGACTAAAACATTCTCTCTTAAAATAGAGGGGATTGCACAAGAAAAAAGAATTACACATATGGAAGCAGTGCTTTGGTATTGTAAAAAAGAAGGTATCGAACCAGACACAGTAGGTAATTTGATATCTAAAGCTCTTAAACAGAAGATCGAAGCAAATGCAAGAGATTTGAATTTTCTTCCTCGACACGCACAACTACCAGTATAAGGAATATATTATGGGAACAATATTAGTAATAGCACTTTTTAGTGGACTATTTGTAGCAGACAATAAAGAGTTTTTTGATAAAGTTGAAAAAGACATAGAAGCAGGATACACATGGCATCGTGTAGGTCCAGTAGATGCTGACCCAAATTCACTTTCAATCTCAATGGAATCTGAGGGATACAATCCTCAAATCATATGGAAATTAAAAAAGGATTAAAGGAAGGTTTGGTAAAGGGAGCGATTGTTCTCTTTCCAACCTACCTTACAGCATTTCTAACTGATAAGATGATATATGTTATTCCTATGCTTGCAGCTGCCAGTTTCATTGCAGCAAGTATCGGTGATAGCAAAAATGAACATAGAGTAGAAGAAGACGGTTTTAAAAAAGACGATGCAAGCAGTTGATACCTATCTAATGTATTGTGCTTTGAAAGCTCACTTCAAAGGTAATTATGATTACCACAGATTTAGCGGTAAAACGAAAGTTTCTAGAGATTCATTCTGGAAACGGAAAGACCGCATTTTCTTTGTCAAAACTGCTACTAGGTATAATGATAAAGAACTCCTTAACTATTTTGTATCAAACTTTATTAAAGAACGTGAAGGATACATTGCAAACTTTAGCACTAAAAATTATGAAGAATG